AAGACAAAAAAGAGGATACCATCAAAACCTACCAGTGTATCTATCAGTGCAGCTCTGAAAGTGGATCCATATAAATATAAGAATTTCACGACGAAACCCTCCAGTGAAAAACTATCTAAACAATTTGTTCATGGTCTTAAACCTGTAGTGAAAAATACAAAGGTTAATGGATATAACAAATCCTCAGGAAATAAGCGTTTCAATACCAATACACTGAAATGGAAAAATGTAAATAACATCAAGTATGTGAAAAATGAATATCCATTACGTCCCATAAATGCGAAAGCGTTACCCAAAAACTTGAATGTCACCAAGACATTATATGGTCACAACCCCAAGCGAAACGCATGGGTACCAAAACAGTTACTGAATAAAGCCGCATCTATACCATTTGTTGGTTTAAAGAAATGAAACACAATAGATCTATAAATGATCTACAACGCTCCAGCCAAGGGTGATGATGGCCTGTATTTTGTAAAGGCACTCAATGATGACAAGCGCAAGTCTTTCATTCAATTGAATGGAGTCAAGGTTACAGATGTCTCAGGAGAAGTTGTAATGGATCTCGTAACGGAAGCAAACATCGAAAAGATTACCGAGTATGACACATGGAATCTCGAAGCTGCCCACGAAAACTGTGCTGAATGGTTTGGTAAGCAACTTTCCGAGAATGTAATCAAAGGTGCTTACACTCCCAGTTTGAAAGATGGTCAAATCACAGGCGATCACCTCGAGGACGTCACCAAGGTTTTCAATGCGCAGCAGGATATCACAGATTTTGATTCTGTCCAGCCCGGCAAGGCTTGTGATATTATCCTAGAATTTGCCGGTCTTTGGTTTGCCAAAAAGGCTTTCGGCTCAACTTGGAATGTTGTCCAGGTCAGAGTCCATGATGACCCGGTCGTCGATACTTATCCAGACGGATATGCATTTGTCGATGAGAGTGAGCAATAAAAAAAATTCTTATACTATATAAAAGCTAATGAAGGGTCGCAACCAGAACATCCTCATGTTGGTGGCCGTCGCTACCTTGATTTTCCTCCTCTTTAAAATGAACACCAAATCAGGATACACCATCGTCGAGCGTGAGTACGCACCCATCGGTCCCGCAATGGAATCCCCTGGTCCCTCTGCCGCACCATCCGTATCTGTATGTGGTGGTATGAACAAGGGTACCGGTCTCGCGTCATCCCTCCTCCCCCGTGAGGTTGCATCAACCGAAGACTTTGGACAATTTGCCCCAGAAGACATTCTCAAGGGACAGAACTTCCTCGAACCCCGTAAGCAGATTGGCTTCCCCGAAACTGTCGGTGGTGCTCTCCGCAACGCGAACCAGCAGATCCGCAAGGATCCCCCCAACTCCAAGCAACCCTTTGTGTGGAACAACTCTACCATTGTTCCCGATCTCATGCAACGTGGTCTCTGCGCTTAAAGATTAAGTGTTTATAATACTCAATAATGAGTTCCGTCCCAAGTGATCTTTCTGAAAGTGTCGCTAAACTTGTGGAGCTTACCAAACAACTCACTGAAGCGAAATCTGATATTAAGGTTCTCAATCAAGAGGAAAAACGCCTCAAGGAATCTGTGAAAAAGCATATGGTTGGTCAGGGCATTGATACCATTAACCTCAGGAAAGGTAAAATTAGTATCCGTAAGTCAGTCAGGAAAGGTAGTATGAATAAGGATGCGATTAAGGAAGGATTACTCAAGTTTTTTGGTGGTGATGAGACTAAAGTTGAAGGAGCTTTAAATGCGATACAGGATGGACTTAAAGTCAAGGAAACAACCTCACTATCACTAACTGGTATAAAGGATAAACCCGAAAAAGAAGATAAGTAACCCACTATGGTCTGGAGCCAATACGTATACGAAGCGAACAACGGTTTTGATGCCGATGTGAGCGATGATGATGAATTTAATGATAACATTCCTCTGAATATCGAAGACTGGGAAGTCGAATACTCAGATGAATTACATATGATGTGGAGCACTATCAGGACACTCCTATATGATGCACATATTGAACACACAGGGGAGTTTTGTGACTTTGTGGAGTTTTGTTATGATGAACATAATACAACATGGGAATACCAGGAGCATACAATGTGGTATGAACAGCGACTTGAACACATTTGGAAGAATCTCAGGCGCAACATAAACGATAATGGTCTCCACGAGGAAATGATGCGCGGTGCAAAGTTTGATGATTTTAACAACTTCATGAAAAATTATATATGCTTATAATAAAATGCTTCCTGATATCACTTCCCAGAAAGTGGCCATCCCAGCTGCCCTTTTTCTCGCGCTCAGCCCAGGTGTTCTCGTCACCACCGCGGGCAAGAGCATCAAGTTCATGAACCGCAAGACCGCCCCACCCGCTGTGTTCTTCCACGCGCTCGTGTTCTTCCTCGTCTACAGCCTCGTTGCCAAGGCGTTGGGTCTCGTACTCACCAAGACCGATATTCTCGTGACCACCGCACTCTTCCTGGCCCTCAGCCCAGGTCTTCTTTTGACCCTCCCCCCCGGTTCAGGTGGTGTGGTTCGATCGGGTCAGACCAGCCTCCCCGCAGCGCTGACTCACTCTATCGTCTTCGCAGTGGTGTTTGCGCTTTTGCGTCGCCAATTTCCTCAGTTCTATTAAGTAAGGAGATGAAGTATCTCGTGCTTGGACCAGCGTCTATGGGTATTTATTCACTCATTGGTGCTCTAAAAGCGCATGAGACTGCACTCACCGATGTACAAGAAATTTCTGGTTCATCGGCAGGTGCAATATTAGCTCTATTTCTGGCATTGGGGATGTCTGTTGATGAAATACTCGATATATCACTTTCTTTGAATATCCCCAGTTTTGTTAAAATACGTTTGGGTTCATTTTTTAACAAATTTGGGTTTGTTGATATGGGTCCGATACGTAAAAAATTAGTTGATATTTGTGGGAGTGATCCAACTTTTAATGATTTAGATATGAAAATTTATGTATCTGCATTTTGTTTGAACACTTCAGAGACTGTCTATTTCTCTAAAGATTCACACCCGGATATGAAGGTAATAGATGCGGTGTGTATGAGTATGGCCGTACCATTTATATTCGCATGTGGTTCATATGAAAATAGAACATATGTAGATGGAGGTGTAAAAGAGGAGTTTCCACTCACACCATTTTTAGATAAAAAACCACACGAAATTACGTGCATGAAAATCAAGATGGAACGTATTTATCAGGATACGATTGATACACCCAAACAATTTGTAGATACAATTATTCGATCTGCACTATCAAACCGAGCGATATGCGACATACCAATTGAGATTATAGAAACTAATGTAGGAGATATAAATGTATTTAATTTCAATATGGATTATGAAGAGAAGGTAAAATTGTATACAATCGGATACACAACATAACACTTTTTTTATCAGTTTATTATATATGATTGAGGCGTGCGACCCCGACGCCAATATAGATGACTTGCGGGCACTTATTAAGTTAAACACAGGCCAAGATATTCAACTGACAAAAAAACAAATATGTGAAGTCTACGATGAAATTAAAGCGGGTAAGTTACCCTTACCCCCACTTATCATGAACTCTACAAAGACATACCTAATCGATAAGAAATCACCACTTAAAATAGGTGACTATGAGATTTTATTCGATTCATCCTCGAAACGCAATGAAATCAAAAAAGTTGCTCGTAAAGTTGGTCTCAAACAATTGGATCAAATGACGAAAGGTCAAATGGTTGATTCTATCGGTAAGCGACTACGTTACATGAAAGTCCACGAACCAGTTAAAATTGGTAAAAAGCGTGTAACAAAAACGTTGAACAGCACAGCAGTGAACAATAACACAGCAGTGGGAAACGTTAATGAGTTGAGTACCAACAACAACGGGTTGGGTACCATCAACAACGGGTTGGGTACCAACAACAACGGGTTGGGTACCAACAACAACGGGTTGGGTACCAACAACAACGGGTTGGGTACCAACAATGGACGGAGAAACGTCAACAACGGGTTGGGTACAAATACTCCCATATCCACCCCTAAATCACGTGTTACATTTCCCAAAGGTGGTTTATTTATGAAAGGTCAAAGGCCGAGATTTCTTAATGGTCAGGTGAGCGCCGTTAAAACACGTGTAAATGTACCAGATGTATTTAAAACACGTGTAAATGTACCAGATGTATTTAAAACACGTGTAAATGTACCAGATGTATTTAAAGAACGTGAGGTAGTAGTAGTACCGGGTCCACCGCGGTTCCCTAACGCGAAGCCCAAGCCCAGTGTCACCATACAGAAACAGGAGTTTATGAATATGATTGTAAATGTCAAACTTTCAGATGATGATAAAAGAGGTTTCCTAAAACGCATCAATAGTAAAACTAATTTGAACACCTTGAAAAATCAAGCTATTAAACTTTACGAACAAAGGAAAAAAGAAAAGGAATCCCTTGTTAAACAAAATCTATTAAGCTTTCTCACACCTTTGAAAATTAACCAGATAAATAAAAATGCATTTCTCAGACGTTTCAATAAGGGTGAAAGTATAAATACATTGAAACGTGAAGCTACAGCCAAACAGGGTGAAAGCACGCGAAGTGGAAATGTGAATGTGAGAACTCGTCTCGTTCAGCGCCTCGATGAAATTAAACTCAATTCACTAAACAAAAATGTAATCATGTCTCGTTTTAACAATGGTCAAAAAAACGTCAATAAATTAGTAATCGAAGCTAAAAAACTGAAAACTCAACGAAATGTGGGTAAGATTGCCTCAGAGAAAGAACGTCTCACCGCACTCGCGAAACAATTGAATGTCTATACAGAATTTTCGCGTAGTATTTCAAAATTGAGTATTTTAAGCGCGGTTGATAACATCGAAAAGAGTATAATAACATCTGGAACTACCAAAAAGGGTGGTATATTTGCACAAAAAATCCAAAAACTCTCCACAATTGCTCGCGAAATGAATCTTGATGCCGATATAAAAGTGAGTATTATCAATATTAAAACAAATGCGAATGTTGATGCTGTAAAGATACGTATTATTGGTTCTACGAAGGAGAAACTATACGAAAAGGCAAAATCATTGAATGCAAAATATTCTCGTAGCATCGAAAAGCTACAAAATGTTGAAAAAGTAGTACAACTTCGTAATGCGATAAACACTGCAACGGCGCGTAAAAAAATAATCGATAATAAACAAAAAGTAGAGCTCCGCACTAAACGTAAACGTGAAGTGAAAGCCTATATCAATCAGAGTAAGAGTCTCCCACAAAGTAAAAAAAATGTATTCATTAAACAATTAGATATCAATAGTACCAATCTTAATCAACTTCGTAAAAATATAGATACCGCCATTCAGGAATTCAAGAGTGAAAATCGTACAAATAATATTAATGAATTCGAACAATCTTTAAAACCATTGGATATCAATAAATCTAAAAAAAATGCATTCATTCAACAGTTTAAAAATTCAAAAAATTCCCTAACAAATATTAAGGCGTCTATAAATAAAGAAGTCACTGAGAAAGGTACTATTGAAAGTAAAAAACGAATCCTTGCTGCAAAGATCGCAACTGTGAAACAATACAATGTCGAATTAAATTTCAATAGTAGCGTCTCTACTATCACATCTGAAAATGCCCTCAAAGAAATAAATCGTAAGGTCGATACTGCAATCGATAGTAAAATTGATAAAACTCGAAATACCTTGTCCAATAAAATAATAAATGCGGGTGTGAAAAATGATTTCATGAATAAAATTACAGCTATCAAAACGTTAAAAAATATGAAAAATGTGAGTAATCAAATTGATCGGGCAATTGCCTCAAAAAGTAAGTCGAAAAAAGATGAAATCTCCGTGTATATGAGACGACTCGGACTCACTACTCAAAATATTCAAACTGTTCTCGCACGTAATCTCGACGTGGAAAAAAGTCGCGAAATGGCTGATGATATTATAAAAAATAAACAGAAATCTAAACTCACTAATTATCTTGATGAGAAAAAAGTTCCAGTTTCCGAGCGAACACAATTTTACAATCAAACAGGAAATTTGCGTTCAATCATGCGTACTATTGACCAATATATGAGAAGTAAACGCACCGAACAACCTCGGAATATCACTAACATCTTGAACAAATATAATTTAAAAAATGTAGATCGCCAATTTATTCTGAATGAATGGAATAGTTATTCAGAGATGACACCTGAAAATGTTGAGAATTTAGCATCTAAGCGATCAGACAAATTTAAGAAGGAAAAGGAATTGGCACTTCGTAGTTATCTGACTAATGAGTTGGAACTCAATTCAAATGAAGTTAGTAAAATTATGCAAGAATTTCAACTTAACCCAAAAAATATCAATTCTCTTCGTAATAAGGCTAAAAAAATTAAAGGTATCTCAGGTGAAAAGAAACGTATATCTGAACGTATTCGTAAGGCTCGAGAAGGAAATAAACTCAATTTGGACGTAGTTGTAAATATCAAAAACATGGATAATGTAAAAAATATTGATAATACTATCAACAAAGCTTATATTAATAGAGATAAGAAGAATATCGCTCGACGAGCACTGAACAGAAATATTAATATTTCAAGTAATTTAAATGCAATTAAATCTATGAATAATGTTCAACGACTCAAAAACAAATTGAATGGTCTTCTCACCGGAAAAAAGAAACAAGATCTTCGTAAACTTGTAAATGTCATGGGTGATATAAATAAAGAAAATCAGGAACGTTTTCTCAAACGTTTCAAAAACCAAAACAATTCTCTAGGTACTTTGTTAGAAAATGTT